GGATCGTAGCCAGTACGACCACCCTTGCCATCACCGCCAGCGGTCAAAGCAGAGGCTTCTTTCAAGTAAGCGTCCATTTGGCTTTCATCTGCAAAGATTTGCAGTTCTTTTTCCAAGCGGTTGTTGCCTTTGTAGAACTGGCTCAGTTGCTCACGCACAGAACGGTTCACATCTTGGCGAACAGTCTTTGCGGGTGTGCGAATGAACTCAGGCATTTGAATGGAAGCAACTTTGGCTTCCAGAGCAGACACCATTTCAGCCATTTCAGCTTTTACAGCCTCAACAGCAGCGGGAATTTTTGCTTCAACAGCAGTGATGCTTTCGGCTTGTTTAGCTTCGATAGCATCCAGTTTTTCGAGGATAACTTGGGACATGATTTAACCTTTAAGTCGTTTGTCAAGGAGTTTTAGAAGTTCACGTTGCTCAAGAGCCGCGAGAATTTCTGCTTCGGTCGCTTCCGCACCAGAATCACTCTGTTGTGGCGCATTTTCAATAGCCACCGTTTCAGCATCACGCTGCTCCAGCACTTTCTTGAATGTTGATGCGGCAGCGACCGCATCGCTCTTGGACACATCGCTCTTGGACAGCCCTGCATCCCGCAAGGCTTCTTCCAATACTTTCAAATCAGCAGAACCATCAGGCCGGAAATATTCCAACTTCTTAATTTCTGCTGCCATGTTATTAGGGTACATCACAACGCTAGTCTCACGCAAACCGCCTTTAGTGATTTGAAAATAACCATTTTCATATGGATCATCGGAACCCATTGTGTAAGGCGTTCCATCTTCCATAACCCACTGGTATTCTTCAGCGTAAGCGCCAACAGAAACGCCGCCAAACATATTAGGGCTTTCCTTCATCACTTGATAAAGGTCATTGCCAGCAGTGGTGTTTAGAAACAAGCGACCAGATGCGTTCATGCCTTCGTCATCCATTTCAATGCTTGTCCATTCGCCAACAGGAATGGCATCGTCTTTGTGGTTAACGTACATGGGAAGTGGTCGGCCCATTTCGGCAAACTCTTTAGCCCATTGCATAAAGCCTTCTGGCTTATAAAAGAACTTGCGACCATCTGCCCCTTCTCTTGGGCCAAATGTCGTAACGCGAGCCTCAATCAGACCAGTTGGTTGACCGTTGGTAGCTTTCTCGTTGAGATTTAGCTTGGCTTCGCAGATAAGATTCAGTGTCTTCATTTATTGCCCCTAAAGCAATGGATTGGTTATTGTCCTGTATTTTAGGGGGTTGCCCTAATAGTACAGGCAACTGTTTAGGTCTTTTGACCTGTTTGGCTAATGCTACCAGATATTGTGTATCAGTGTGCATGATATATCAAGTAGTGCCAATATTCATTTTTCTTGTCTGATTTCCACCGCCGCCGCCCGTGTCTTGGCTGCTTGTACCGGGAACTGGCTCGGCATCTTTAGCGTTTTTAACCAATTCATCCGCACCCTCTTTGGATGCCAAATTCATATAGTTACGGGCTTCGTTTGGTGTCATTATTCCACCTTTTACACCAGCAGTCGCAAAATTCATCTGATCCAAAGGCGCACCTTTTAGGAAATCCTTGGTGTCAAATTCTACGCATAAAGACGGGTAGCCTTCAAGCAAATGCTGCGTCAATTTCTGTTGAATATTAACAATTGTAGGGTACATGGTGGTTTTGTAAAACTCATCCAAAGCCGTTTGGCTGTTGTTGAATTTACCATCATGGATGCCAATCATAGAAGGCGGCACACCGAACAAACCGCAAATTCGGCGCATTGTCATTAACTTTAAAGCAGCAGCATCAGTGTCTTGCAGGGTCAGCATCTCCAGCTTTTGATACTTCATGCCTTGATCCAGCAACATACCTTGTCCCGGTTTGCTCGGGTCACTGGTCTTGCTGCCTGTCATGTTGTTCCACGCCTCTTTCAGACGGGCTGCAATCTCTTTGTATTTGCCATCAGGGATAACTTGGTCGGTGACAAACATTCCAGAAGGCTTTGCACCGTTCTGCATGACAAAGTTGGCATACAAGTCGATGTCTTGGTCAAGGCCAACCAGTTCAGTCGCCAGAATAGCTTTGTTAAAGCCAGCCGAGCCTTGCCACGCCATTTCCTTGCCATGCATGACTTGAAAATATTTAAACTCATGGTCTTTGTTAAAGCCGTAGCTTGGCGTAGACAAACGGAAAGTTGGATAACGTGTAGGCGTGATGTTTACCGCAATCAGCGTTGAATCCAGCACATACATTTCAAGCGGAGTTTCGGTAGAACTGTTTTGGTCTTTCCTCCACCACAGGGTAAAGGCTTCGCCAGAAAGTTCGTACCACATCAGCCACTGATACCAGAATTCATACTTGCTTTGGAAGTTGTTAGGGTTGCCTAGCAGCTTGGCGACTTGCTTGGCTTTGGCTCTGTCTCTTGGACCAACGCCTTCACTTTTTACAGCATCAACTGTTTTACCGTCCGATGCTTCGCAACAAATTTTAATTGGCAATTGCGCCAAAGCCCGAGCCTTAACCCCAACGCAAGACATGATCGTGCTGTTACGAGTCAGCACAGACATATCAACAGGGCGACCTGCGGTAGTGGTGCTTGCAGTGGTTACATACAGAATTTGAGTGTTAACACCAGCACGTTTGTCACTGCCTTGATAAACAATGTTATTGCCTAACGCAGTTTGTCCAAAAAGTGTATTGGACTCTTTGGTTTTGTTGTCTTTCCGTTTGAAAATGTCAAGTATTGCCATGTTGCACCTCAAAAAGTACGAAAGCCAAACCCCGATTGCGTTGCGTTATCAAGCGAACAATGCATTGCTATGATTAAGCTAATGATACCATCAACTTTTGCAGATTTGTCAGATTCATTTTTACGAATCTTGATGTTTCCATTCACATCTTCATAGACTTCACAGTTGCCTAGCTGCCAGCCCAAAAAAGGGTTGCCATCGTGCTTGATACTGTAACCCATCAATAATTTTTCAACGTGCTTGCTAGGATTGCTTAAAACAGCCATGCCTTGGCCTACTTTTTTAACAGGCAAACCAGCATCATTTAGCCGAGCCACAAGGCTTGCGGCATTGTAAGCATCAAAGCCAATTTCCTTCACATCGTACTTGGCGCATTGCTGAATGATGTAATCGCTAATTTCGCGGTCATCCATGACGTTGCCTTCAGTGATGTGCAAAATGCCTGAATTTTTAGCAACTCTAAAAATGTCGCTGTAATGTTTGGGAATTAAATCTAATCCATCCGCTGGCAAAAAGAACTTAAATTCAACCTCATAGTCATCATCAGCGTATCTTTTTAGTGTGCAAACAGCATTTAAATCACGAGTTGCCGCCAAGTCAAAACCCATAAAAACAGATTCTGGTTCACGCTTCTCGACAATTTTGCACTTATCGTCATCCCAATATGCTCGATCTACCCATGCGCTGTTTGCCGAAACATAGATGTTAAGAGTCTTGCAAAGAAATTCGTTAAGCGCCGCTGGTTTATGCTTTGCTTCCTCTGCCCGTTGTGCAATAGCATCTTCAAAAATAGATATGCCATGCATCGGGTTTGCTTTGGCCCATGTTAACGGATCACGCCAATCGTCACCGGGGTCTAGGCTATACAACAAACCAAACCAACGGGGATTATCTTCAGCTTCGCCTGTCAACATAGTTTGAAGCATTGTCATGTCTTCATAAAACTTTGTTTCTTTGGTAAAACTAGCAGTCGTAATATAAATTCGCAGCGGGTTTTGACGGGCCACCATACCCGAGTGCAACACCTCAATACTGTTTCTGTCCACAATCTGCGCCGCTTCGTCAATGATGGCGCAAGATGGGTTCATACCGTCACCAGTCTTTTTGGCATCCCGAGACAGTGCTTTAAACATGGACTGTATGTCGCCAGCCTTCATAATGTTGTGACGATTGGTGTTGTACAAAGCAGCAACATCTGGCGGCATGGCATCAATAAAGCCTGTTGCGGCCTGAAAAACAATGGATGCTTGATCGCGGGTTGTTGCCAGCGAATAGACTTCAGAGCCAGCTTCGCCAAACGCCAACTCATAAAGAGCAATTGCCGCAGTCAATGTGGATTTACCGGCTTTGCGAGGAATAAAAATAATTACATCCGTGACCATTCTTTTGCTTAAATCTTTTTTAGACCTAAAACCATAAATGGCGCAAATAGTAAATATCTGAAAAGGCTCCAATAACAAAGGTTTACCAGCATCAGGTCCTTTGGTGTGCCGCAGTGTAGAAATAAACTCTAAAACATGATCCACATATTTAATATGAAATTCCCACGCCCATGTTTTATCCTCTAGCTGATTAAGAAATCTCTGGCAAGCTAATCGAATATTGCGGCAAACTGCAATTTCGCCTCTTGCCACTTGTACGGCATACATAATGCCATCTTCATAATTCATATATTTCCGTGATCTGTAATGTATTGCGGCTTGTTTGTAGCCCCACCTTTCGCCAGCGTTACCAGTTCTAACCCGAACTGATCTTTATTACAAAACATAGATAACGCTTCGACTTGACAAAATCTTATGGGCCAGCCAACAATTTAGAATATTTGCCACCTTCTTGTTTATTGGTAGCCAATCTGCCTCGCGGGGTAAGCCCTAATTCGTTCATCAGCACCACGGCGCGTGACAACGCTTTGTCGCCAGCCGAAAGATAAGGGTTAGGGCCAACCGTTGCGCCATTGTTAAAAGTGGTCACAATGCCATTTTTAGCCACGCCTTTCATACATTTAATGTAAATCTCCATCTGGTTAGCCAGTGCCGCCAATACATGCTTGTCTTGGTTGCTGCCAATGCCGTAGGTTTCCCAAAGGAATTCCGAGGTTTCTTTTACAAATACATCCCTATCCCATGCGTCAGGGTTGTCAAGCCAATCTGCCTTAGGAACTCTTGCGCGAACGCTTTCAGGCAGTATTGTGCCTTTGTGCGCCGCTTGGGTTCCGTGGACTAGGTGCAATTCAGGTGGTAATCGGTTCATGTTTTGATCCTAGCATATAAGCACCCCCCCAAGTCAACTGCTTTTGTGAAAGATTAACCCCGAGCTTGCTTTTTATCATCCAATGAAATTTTAAGTTTCTAATTCAAAAGTTTGCGCTTGCTGAAAATTTTGCGCTCAGACATTGTTTAGCGCCACTACATATGCGTAGTCGTTCTTGGTGTATGCGCGTTCACCATCAGCGGTGTAGTGTGTGTACACGCCTTGTTTCTCTAATGCCGTTTTATGGCTGTGATCTGGCTGGCAAAGGCTTTGAAAGATGTTGTTCAGGAAGGCGTGTTTGCCTATGTGCTTCCATGCGAACACATGGTCTACGTGTTGGGCTTGTTCTACCTTACCCCTGCTTAGACAGGCTTGGCATAGTGGCTGCATGGATAGCTGGCGCTGTCTAATGCTGCGCCATGCTGGTGTTTGGTAAATGCTATCGGTGTCTCTGGCTGGTAAGTTGTCACGACCACCATGTTTAAGGCAAAAACTATTTATCTTTGATCTTGGCTCTTTACAGCCTAACTCGGAGCATTTTGTATTGTGTGGGTAAGTTGGCATCTTATGCTTTTTTGTACGATGCACTAACAATCTCGGGTACTGCATACTTCCACTTAACCATATGGTGCAATCTTTTGTTAGTCACCCCCATTTCGGTAATCTTTACACAGCTTGGTGCATACATTACCGAGTAGAAGCTCTTAACGTAAGTGCCAAGGTCGAGATAGATATCAGTTAAGCCACCTGCATTAGCCTGTGTTGTTACCTGTTCTAATCTTATACGTGGCACTGTTATGAATAGCTTACCAAGATTGCCTAAAGCAACGTATGCGTTAACGTCTTCATTGATGCGGCCCATGAACTTAAATGGCTTTGCAGTGTTCATAAAAAAAGCATTCATTGCCTTACGGCTAAATTTGCCTTGTTTTGCTAACTTTGCCACCTTAGAGCCGGGGCCACCAATAAAGTCACCGCCTTGGGACATACATACAGCATCTGCATTGCTTGCAATTAAAAATTCCAGCATTGCATCACATACAGCATCTAGCGTATCCAATTTACGATGTTGAGTAATGTAGTTACCATCATTGTCAAAAGTATTGTAAAAATGTCCGTAATCGTCATCTAGCTGAAGAAAATAGTCGATGCCAAGTTCTTTTGCAATAACAAAATTCCAATTACGAGCATAAACAACGGAATTTCTCTTTTTAAAATTATCACCGCTATCAGTGTAATCTATTGCTGTTTGCTTGTTAAAAACAATAACTTGCTTGCCATATAGCTTTTTATATTCATCTGCTTGTTTGTCTTCATCGTCAATCATCAAATAAATTTGCCCCGTATAACCTTGCTTTCGCAATGTGTTATAGGTAATTACATTATTTGCACGACCATGCGTTAAGATAAAGACAGCAAAATTATTCTTCGTTGTCTTCGTCATAGATTTCATCCAGTCGTTTTGACAAATTAACCCAACCATTAGCAATAGCGTTGTCTATATCGACAATAACCAATGCCGAATCTTCCATCAACTCTTGCACTTCACGTTCTGAGTGTGCGTAATAGTCGGCAATAAGCTGAAAATTTAACCTTACATGCCTACCAGCCGTAAGCATCAAAAAATCTTTTTCAGCTTGAGGAAGTTTTGATGCTTTAATTTTTTCAATCAAATTAAAAGCATTTGCGTCATCGTACAAATCTTTTACATCAGGTTTACTGCCGGATGGTTCATAGGTTGGCGTATCAACCTTTTGCGTATATGTGTTTTCCGTTTCCTCTGGATTCAATTCTTCAATTTCATCAGTACTAAAACCTGTTAACCCAAGGTCGTATCCTGCATCTTTAAGGTCGGACAATTCAAGAGCAAGCATTTCATTGTCCCAACCAGCGTTTAACGCCAATTTGTTGTCAGCAATGATGTATGCGCGTTTCTGGTTTTCGTCCATGTGGCTAAGTTCGATGGTCGGCACTTCGCTTTCGCCTAGCTTTTGTGCCGCCAATACACGCCCGTGACCAGCAATAATGCCGTTTTCCCCGTCAAGCAATACGGGGTTAGTCCAGCCGAATTCCTTGATTGATGACGCTATTTGAGCAACTTGAGCATCACTGTGTGTGCGACTGTTCCTTGCGTAAGGAATCAAGTCTGCTATTGGCTTGTATTGTATTTTCAGCTTCATTTTAAGAACCGTAGTTTGTAAAGTGTTGAATCAATCAGTTGAGCAATCTCATCCACAGTGTTTTGTAGTTCGCTGTCTTGTGGGAATTTCTCTGATCTACGCA